CCTTGATCGAAGCTAAAGCGATCTACAGGCTGTTGAGCAGCAGTTAGATACTGACTAAGTAAAGGCTGTGACTGTTGTAAGCCTTCACCGTAGAGTGCTTGTAGCTGAGGAGATAACTCTTGCGAAAAATTGTATTCATCACCTTCTCCTGTCTCTCCTCTGGCACTACCATACAAACTTGTGTAAGCAAATGGTTGAAACTTAGCTCCTGCTTGTGCTTTTCCTGCTTTCGGCTTACTGCCTAAAACTGAACTGACTACGCCACCCATTATTTAATACCTCTTTGTTTAATCCATACCTGACGATACAAACCATCTAGGCAGTGTTCTGTGCTAAAGTATTTGAATTTGTACATCTCTAAGAATTTCCTGTGTTTGTTATCGTCAATATCATGTGTCGCGTAAAACGACTTTTCATTATAAATGTTATGTAATAATTCTAATGCTTCGTGTAATCTTTTCTTTGTAGCTTTATTCCACTTACGTACATCGCAGTGGATAAATTGTAAGCCTTCAAACTCATCTAGGTAGAGAGTATAGTCAGGCTCTACGATTACTGGTTTCTTAGAAATAGTTGTATGTTCCAAATGCCATCCACTCTCTATCACCAGAAGTGAATCTATAAGTTGCTACTTGAAAATTAAAGTTGTTTGGTTGAGCTGCATTAGCTGCTGCTTGCGCCCATGCAATAGCAGCCGCTTCTGTATAATAGGTGTTTTGAGGAGACCAGCCAGTGTTCGCCACCTGAACACTAGCTTGAGTAAAATTTACAAGAGTAGCCTGTGTAATTTTTTTAATCTCATTCCCATCCATTACTAGGACAACATCACTACTTGTCATAGTAGATTTAGTAGCAATAGCTGTAGTATTTAACTTAGCTGCGGTTACATTACCAGTTGCAGTAAGCGTACCACTAACTTTTGCATTTCCTACTACATCTAAATCAGTTGTAGGAGAGTTACTATTAATACCAACTCTATTATTAATATTATCTACAGCTAAGGTTCCGCCATCTACTTGCAAGTAATCAGCCACTACGTTAGTAAATGTACCAGCAGCTTTAGTAGTTCCACCAATTACTGCGTTATCAATGGTACCTGCTGATATGTTTGCAGTAGTAGATGCTGTTTGGACAAAAGCTGTAGTCGCTACTTGTGTTGTATTTGTACCTGTTGTAGCTGTAGGTGCAGTTGGTGTACCTGTAAGTGCAGCATTGTTTGTATTAGCTTTAGAGTTTACAGCCACCTGTATCGCATCAAACTCGTCATCAATCTCCGTACCTTTGACAATCTTGTTAGCGTTACCAGTAGCCAGTGCATCCTTAGCTGCAAAGTCTGTGGTTTTAGAATAGTTACTCATTATATAATCCTGCCTTGTTTAGCGTAAACGTCTAGTTTTTGGACGCTTAGTAATGCGCCATCGATTGTTGTTTCAATACCTAGTTGTACTATTGAGCCTGTACCTGCTACTGATTGGTCTAGTCTTTCTAGTGATATACCTGACTTGTATTCAGCTACAGTTGCTGCATTAGCTCCGTACTCAGCTACTCCATACTCAGATACATCATATTGGCTTAAAGTAAATGGAAAGCTGAAATAATTAGTAGTGTAGTCAAAACCACACTTTAAAGTAAATGACTGAGTTGAACTACCAATAGCTGTAACTGCTGCACGTTTTAATAACTTGTTAATGTTAGGTTGGTCAAAGTCAAAGTGGTTAGTAAAGTAGGACATCAGATAACTATTACCGTTATCGTTATATCCTTCGTACTCTGCAATACCATTGACCTGTGTTACGTACATTGTCTTATCTGTAGCGTCATATACGTAGTCAGTATGGTCTAGGTTATTCCAAGTAGTGCAACGTAAAGAAGCGTCTTCTAATGTACCACGAGTATCAAATACAAATATCTCTTTAGCCTCTGGTAAGCTAATTAAGTAAAATGCTGCCTCTGGGAAGTAGCAAGACTTAATTAAACTTGAATTACTTTCTCTGTTTACAATGTCCATAAATGTATCTCGTACATTCTTAGACAAATCATTCATTGGCTGTGACTTCTCTTGGACAGTACGTCCTAGTGAACGTAAACCAGTAGCCGATAAGAAGATAATATCATCACCTGTGTTTTGTATACTGTCACGAGCGATACAACCTACACCAGTAATTACTTCCACTAACTGTAGAGTATTTACATCAAAGCTGGCTTGAAAGCTATCAGCATCAGCAAAGATAATGACATGGTTTTTACAGAATACAATTAGCCTACCATTATGCTCACCTAAGCCAGTGATAATATCTTGACCTTTAGGTAGTACTCCACTAATGTTTAATGAGCCAGCACTGCCTGTATTCCACTGTGCGCCATTTAGTAAGTTACTAAAGTAGACTGTAGTCTTGTTATTTGTAGTATCAGCAGCCCATAGACGACCAAAGGCAGACATAACAATGTTAGCAGCAGGAGGAGCAGCGCCATCATAGTCAACGTGTTCGTCTATAGACTTAAATTCGTTTGGTGTAGTTTCGTTAGTGTAGTACAGTGGCTTGTAACCACGTTGGAAGAAGTAAGCTCTGTCATTTAACGTAGCACTAGACCAGTTACCAGCAGCAATAGTATCAGTGGTAGTTGGCGTACGTTCCGTTAATGTAGATAATCCTGTGTAAAACTTAGTAGCACTCCATGATACTAATGTGTTAGTACCAACTACATCTAAGAATGGGTGCATACCCAAAAGGTTAGTGCTAGTACCACCTGAGCTAGTACGATACAGCCAGCCTTTACGTGCGCCTAGTCTACCAAACTCATCAATGATGCAGTTGTTAGCCTCCAGTGCAAAGCTAGGATTATTAGCTACACTACTCTCTTGGGTATTTAAACCTAAGAAAGCAGGAGCTACTAGTGATGCTGTTACTAAAGGTTTTGCCATTATGCTGTACTCACTAGGAATGGTGTTTCTTCTACTGTCATAAGCATCTGACAGCCTGTATCTGTAGCCACCGCCTTAACAATATATCCAGCCTCCATCATAAGATAAGATGTTTGTGATACACCAAAGTTTACATATTCGCCTATTGATAACGCCTTAGCATGCATAACATGGTTGTCAGTAGTGCCATCATTGATTAGTATTTGTACGTCCTTAGCTCCTGAACCAGTATCATGCTGGGCATGTAACAGTACCATCTTAGCTCTGTTATTAGCAGGTACAGTGTAGTAAGGTGTAGTGGTTGTCCCAATCTCATCTACATATATAGTCCTAGCTTTCATACCAGATAGTCTCCTCTGGGTGCTTTGCTGCATCTAAAGCAATAGAGTCTTGTAAGGCATTGTTAGCTCTAGCATAAGCTGATACAGGATTTACACCACCGTCCTCTCCACGCTCCTCTACGGCCATAGCATAGGCTAATAGCTCAATAGGCTTAGTAGGTACTTGGAAGGTGTCTGCATCGCTTGACAGCTCACCTGAGCGCAGTACAACGTTAAAGCGTAAGTCATACGCACCATCAGGAATTGGGTAGATGTCTACCTGTGTATCACCATCTTGACTAATACCGTTGAACGAATAGTAGTACGGTGTACCTTTAGTAGCATTTTGATTTAGGAAGAAAGCATTAAACTTGTGTGCAGTTTCATACTTCATAAAGTGGTTAGCTGTATCGTTGACTACATCAAGTACAGTTAGTTTGTTTTGTGAGCCGTTTAGTTCGTAGTTAAATACATCTTCCGTAGTTGTAGCCGAAAGAGTAGTACGAAGACCAGACCAAGACCATGCTTTTTCTACATCGTCCTTAGCGTCATTAACAAGTACAGCAATTAAGGATGAGTAAGTAGACTCATTAACCGTAGCTACCGTTCGTTCTCTTAACCGTTTTAATATATTGTTTACTACTTCTAAGTAAGTCATATAATATTATACCATATTTTGGAGGTAATGTAAAGTATTACCATTTAACTTTATTAGCCCAGTAAGCTGCTGACATCTTACCTTTAGCTATGTTTTTTGCGTGTCTTGCTTTAAATGATTTACGTTTAGCCTTCATACGGTCAGACTCACCACTCTTGGCTTTACCTGCTGTACTAGCTCCTTGCTCACCAAAACGAATGGTTTTAACCTTGTCGCCTTCTTTAGCTACTACTACATGAGACTTCTTTGGGTGATTAGGTGTACGCTTAGGTTTGTTGTAGCCTGCTACACCTGCGTTAGTTAATCGTGAATCTTTCTTTTTAGCTGCCATTATTTATATCTCTTTGTCAGTCTAGTGTAAGGATAAACTTTATCTCGCCACTTAGCTGTAACGTCTTGTTGCTTCTTACCCATAAAGAGTAATGTCCAAACAGGCTCATCACAATGTACTCTATGGTACTCGTCACTCCTTACTACATTAATAAACTTAGAGTGCCTAGTAGTAACAAGTCCTGCTACTTCTACGTCTTCCCAGTAACTACCTTTTAGTAAGAAAGATACAAAGTTACCTTCGTGGTTATGGTATATCTGTTCTATTGGGTATATCTTACTAAGTAGTATAGTGAAGTATGGTGTCCATATACCCCATCTTTTAATCATGTTATTACCTAACCTAGTAATTACATGAGTAGAACCTAT